AACTTTTACATTTTTGTCTGCATTCTCTACCTCGTATTCATTTAAATCTAAATCTATGTGCATTTCTAACACATTGAACTGATACTCTTTATCATCAGAAGGGTTAACACCCTCTATAGAATCATATTTTTCTTGCACCTCATCATCTTGTCTACTAGGTAAAATATCAACATCTCTATAAAAACCTGTTCTTTGCTTTTTTAAAATATCGTTTTCACTCATTTTAACCAGATGCGTAATGCGTTCACAATCTTTTAAGTCCGTTGCATAGTAAGGAACAATTAAATCTTCAGCTGGTATAAATTTAGATATGGCTCGTTGCATTACTTCGTCATAATATATTTTTTTAAATGCTGAACCTGATAAAGGTAAATAAAATAATAATTGGTCAAAGTCAGGAGTGTATTCTTCCATAACTTCCATAAGCATATAGTTCATAAATTCTTGAACCCTTTGTGCTTGTTCCTCCTTTTCTTTTGTATTGTCGCCAACGACTACTGTTCTTACAGGTCCGTCAGAAGGTAACAATTCTTTGTAAGCTTGTGCTTGAAATTGTGTAACTGCCTCAGCTAATAAAGGATGCGTAACAGAACTAGCTCCTTGAAAAGGTCTGCTTTCATTATCGTATTTAAAACCTAATAAATCTAAACCACTTATGTAAGCCTTCTCCCAATCACTTCTAGACTCTTTATCTCTTTTGTAATCGTTAATTAAATCGTTAGATATTCTACCTAAAACTCTTTCATCCATATCTTCAGCAAGATTTGAATAAAAATCTTTAACTTGTTCTACTAATTCTTCTTGTAGTTCTGATTGCTCTTCTGTGTTTTCTTTTACTTCAACATTTACTTCTTCAGTATTTTCTGTATCTGGTGAGGTAACTTCTTCATCAGTTTCTTCGACAACAGATTCCTCTTCTTGGTTATTTTCTTCTTCAATCATGATAGTTTAGTTTTTTTTGTTCTTCCTATTTTAGTTTTTACTGTAATAAAATTACCTTCGTTTGCTCTTTCGTAATACATAGGAAACAATTTTGGAGAAGATGCTATTCTAGCTTTTTGTTGTTCCACTCTACTTCGAACTTCACTTGCTAAATCTGGTGTATCTATATTAGGTAGAGTAGGTCCCTCTAATAAACTTTGTATAGGGTCATATCCAGTAACTGCAGCAAAATCACTTAATCTTTTACCAAATGGTTTTCGTTTTTTCGTTGTAGCTTTCTTTTTTGATTTTGCTATTCTCTCTAATCTTTGCTTTTCTAATTTTGCTTTTTTTTCTTTAGAGAGTTCTTTATATTGAGTTCGTAAGCTCATTTTTTTTTAGGTCTCCCTCTTTTACTTTTTTTCTTAGGCATACATTCACAGAGTTTGCCAAATAATCTTTTTTTAATTTTAGAAAATATATTTTTAATTTTTTTTATCATTTAAAAACCTCTTTGAGCTAATTTAGGTGTAACAAGTAATCCACCTTTGTTTTTTTTCTTAACCATTTTTGTAGCATCTTTTTTTATTCTATCTTTTGGAAAAGTTTTTTTTATATATCTTAATATGCTTTGTGTTGTTCTTCCACTTGGTTTAGCTATAATGTTAAAATCACCAAATTCTCCTTTATCTCTTTTAGCTATGTTCTGTCTTCCTAAACCCATTATTTCTAAAGTTTTGCCATCTGAAATTAATTTATTACTACTTGCTTCTTTGCCTTTGTAAAAAGCATCAATAACTTTTTTATCTTTTTTATTTAAAGTTGGTCTAGAGCTTTTACCAACTCCTCCTCTTATTCCAGCTTTATCTAATCTTTCACTTAATGGGTCTATTTTTTTGGTTTTCATTTCACTCATAATTATCCTCAGTAATAAATATAATCTTTAGGAGGCAAGTCTTCGTTGTCCACATAATCTGAGTATAGTTCAACAAAGTTGCCTTGTCTATATCTCAACAAAGCTTGTGTCATACTATCAACATAATCATCGTGAGCCCCATGTGGAAAAGATGCACATTCTTCAATTACTTCGTCAGCAAAATTTTCTCCGTAAGGAAACCAAACTGCACCACTTTCAAAAATAGGAGCAACTGCATTTACTCTAGAAAACTTATCATTGCCTTTACTTGGCACAAAAGGTATTACTGGTATTCCCATTCTTCTAAATTCTTGCGTTAGTGGTTCGCCACTAGCTTTTTGTTCTATAATAACACTTTCAGCTTCCCAATATTTATAATTGTCCATCGCCACAGCTTTCAATTCAGGAAAATCATATTTACCTCTCACAGCATCTAATAAAATTATATTTGGTGTAACTTCATCTGGATAAAAAACTCCCCAAGTTGTAATAGCAGAATAATCTGCTGTTTCTTTTTTACTAAACGCAGTATCGTAACTTTGTATTATATGAATTAAATTTGGCATCGTTTCTTTTTTCCAAGGTTGCCACCACTCTCTTTTTATAATCGCACCTTCTTCTGAAGTCGGCTCTTGCATATATTGGGCTGACCAGTTTCTTATTGGCAAAGATGCTTTTATTTTTTCTAACTCTTCTATCTCCCAATACTCAGACCATACTGGAACTCCATCAGGTAGTATAGCTGGAAAAGAAATAGTTTTCCATTTATCTGCTTTAGGTTCTTTTTGAGCTTTCAATAATCTTCCAGTTAAATCATCCTCAGCCCATCTTGTCATTACCAATAAAATTGAACCACCTGGTTGTAGTCTTTGTCGTGGTCCTGATGTGTACCACTCATATGCTCTTTCCATTGCTAAGTCGGACATAGAATCTTGTTCCGTATGTGGGTCATCTATAATTAATAAATCTGCACCACGACCAGTAATAGAAGCACCCACCCCTGCGGCATAGTATTCACCACCTTGATTAGTTTCCCAACGACCTTTTGCTTTGGAGTCCTCACGAAGTTTTACATCTCCAAAAATTTGCTTGTACTCTGAAGAATCAATTATGTTTCGAACCTTACTTCCAAATCGTACTGCTAATTCTGTGTTGTGTGATACTTGCATAATTTTTAATTTTGGAAACTTACCAATTATCCAAGCTGGAAAATATACAGATGCAAATTCTGATTTTGTATGTCTTGGTGGCATATTTATTATGAGCCTTCCTTTTCTTTCAGAAGCTATTTTTGTAAACTCATTTGCTATGATTTGATGATGACCCCATTTGCTTTTGTCTTTTTCTTTTCTGCAAATAAAATCTTGCCACATCTCTTGAACAAAATATAAAAAATTATCTTGGCAAAGTTTTATATGTTCAATATGTAACTTTTCAACTTGTAATCTTAATCTATCAGTAGTCAGATGTTCTGTTTCACTCATGCAATATTTATATCATAAAAAAATTTAGATGTTTAGTTCTTATATATATGTATCTTACTTAACCTATACACGCATATGCAGTAACATAAATTTTTGCGACCCTAAAAAAAATAAAAAAAATGCTTGACCAGTTGCAAAATTACCATGAGCCTTCTTTACCGATGCATGGAGAACAAACCAAGAACAAACGTCTTTTTTTAACATAATGTATGTTATGCGAACTAACTATTTCGAATCGGAATCGACTTAATTATTTTGTGTAAGTTTTCGCTGTTATATTTTACTGTATCAAGCACCTCGAACCTCTCAACTTTGTCCTCTTTTCCAGAACAAAAAGCGAACATCGAGGGCAAAATTCTCATAAGTTTGAGCAGCCTCTGCGAGGGTGCGAAAACTAAGTTGTAAACTAAACCACCTGCATTAATGTAATCTATTTGCCAAATGATTTGATATTTAGATAATCCAAAATTCTTATCTTCATTTGATTTTAACTCTAACCAAAATGAGCTGCCATACACACATGCATGAACATCTGGGATTCCGTTAATTGTAGAGCTTTCTATCCTTGTCATATGCCATGCCTTATCTTGTTTCTGAAGTAAGTTAAGTTGATACCATAAATTCTTTTCCATGACTTCCTAACTAAACGCACCGACCAGCGACAAAACTGGTCAGTGCAACAAAGGAATCGTTAAAAAAACGACCATAAAAACCTTACTATGACTAGTAAGGAATATCAATAACTAATATTAGTTTTCTCTAACTTCATTAACTTAATTTCTTTTTCTAATTTAATACCTACTTCCATCCAAAAATTGTGTGACCAAACTGATGGCGGTAAAGTTTTAAATAGTTTTGCTACTTTATCTTTTCGTTTTGTGAATAGATTAATCTTACGATCTAATTCTTGTTCTCTATCCATCAACAAACTTTTATATTTGCTCATAACTATCTCCATAAAGTATTTAACTTATAACTTAATCCTTCTGTAAGAATACCACATAAAATATCATTAGCATAATTCTTCTCAGCAAAAAAACCTATCTCTGCATCAACTTTGTTTTCCCAAAAATATTCTGCCTCAGTAGATTGTGGTATAAACTCTACAATACTACCATTGTCATTAATTATAAAATCATAATCTTTAGTCATTTATTTCTCCTTAATAAATTTATTCCAATCTTCTAAGTCAGTTAAATGTTTAAAATGTTTATTGATAGCTTTGACTGTATATCTTGCTGATATGTGTTTTGCTTGGTCTGGGTCTCCTACTTGCAAAGACCAATGTGGCTGCGACCAATACCATGCTTCATAATATAAAGATCTCAAAGAATTGTTATAAACCTTTTCTACAAATATATTTTGTTTAGTTTCTTTTATTATTTTTGGAAAAGGTCTATTTTCCTCTTCTGCTATTTCTAAATAATCAAAATATAAAAATTTAGGTAATTTAATAGTGTTAATCATTTTATTCTCCTTTGTTATTATTTAGAGAAGAGTGCTGTTAA